TCATTAAAAGCTAGTTTAGGCTCTTTTAAAGGCTTTAAGTGAACAAGGTCGGCATCTATAACCTCCACTACTTGATCGTCTCTTAGATCGCTTATAATTTGTTTTGCTGCTGTAAAAACATTTGTGGGTATATAATAATCTTGTTCTAATCCATACAAGTCTAAAACAGAATCTACCATTTTATATGGAAGCTTAATATCCCAATCTACATCATTAGCTATTTCTTCCTTTATGTTGTTTCTATTTACAACACATACGATAGCTCTGTCTTTAGCTTTTTTCTTATAAACTTCTAAATGCTGAAACTGAAAAAAATCTATTTGTTTTTTGAACCATTCATTTGCTACTGCTACAGGAATTGTTATCATTCTTTAAATTTATAGTGAACAAAGCAATTATTAAAATACGTCCCTTCAAATGGTTGCAGTCTTCCGTGTTCGCATATAGCAGACTCGTACATAATCATATCGCCCACTTCTGCATATATCTTATTAAATTTACCATCGTGAGTTTGAAAATCTAACGCCCAATCATTACCAAATTCTTTGTTTTGACAACCGCATCTTAAATCCTTATCAACAATAATAATAGACGCAATGTGATGGGTTGTAACTGTATCTGTATGTATTTTAAGGGTTGCGCCTCTTTTATATGATCTTATTCCATAAAGATAACTAGGTTCTATTTCTTTACCACACCAGTCTTGATGAGGCTTTAATAAATCATTATGTATCTTAGCTCTAATATCTGGAATTTGTCCAAAGTCCATCAAGCTAGTACCCCCTCCTTTTATATAGTAATCTTTACCTTCAAAATGCTCTTCCTTTTCTAAAGGCTTTAACTTTTTATAAGCGTCCTGTATTAAACTCCAAGTATCTTTAGGACATTTAACTATTTTAAATCCTTTTTCTGTAAGTTTAGGAATCTGTTCTTTACTAGTATATTTCATATTAACAACTTTGACTGTTAGTTACCTGATCTAATGATTTATCCCAATAAATTGCGAATGTACCATCTGAATACCATCCAGTGTTTGCTTTGAATGTGCAGGTGCTATCGTTACAAACAACGGTTGACACTGCAATATTTGGATTATTAAAATAATAAAGATTTTGTGTCGCATTGCAAGCAGTTGATGCGCTTGTGGTATTATATCCAACCTGAACCCCGTGATAAGGTGGAATTGGTGTAGGTGTAGGCGAAGGTGGAATTGGTGTAGGTGTAGGTGTCGGTGTAAGGCATTGACCTGAACTCACAAAAGAGGTGCCATTAAACTGCCTCCAGTCTGTACCATCTGAATAAAATTGCGCTCCTGCTTTGTCATTTAGATTTTGTGATAAATATACTGCATTCGCTAACACAAAATTAGGATGATCCCAATAATAGTAAGAATTACAACAATTTGAACAAGCAATGCTAGATGTCCCTCCATCTCCTACAGCATAATAGTAAAACGTTGCAGTAGGCACTGGCGTTGGAGTAGGTGTAGGGATTGGCGTGGGTGTTGGCGTTGGTACTGGTGTTGGCGTTGGTACTGGTGTAGGACTCGGTACAGGAGTAGGACTAGGAACGGGTGTTGGTGTTGGGGTTGGTATAGGTGTTGGAGTAGGAGTTGGAGTAGGTGGCTGTATTTGTGATACAACATTTAACAGTTCCAAGCTACTATCACCTGTTTTTAAATCCGTACTAATACTATTAGCTTCATAAATTCTATCTCCTATCTTAATCTTATCAGCTAAAGAATAGTTTAATAAAAAATTAATAGGTAAAAAAGCTTTAACTTTTGTAAGCCTTAGCTTATTATTAAACACCTTTTGAATATAAGTCTTATAATAGTTATTAAATAATGTCCCTATAAAATTAGAGTTTAAAGAGTATTCATTTATTTCTAAATTAAAGTTTAAATTATCTGTATTAGTAGAAGATTGAAGTTCTACACTATTTGAAGCTATATAATAATTACTAAAATCATCAAATGAACTTGATAGGTCATTTAAAAACCTTATTGTGCTACCTAGTATTAATTTAGGATAAAATAACAATGGGTCTCCTATATATGGATCATTATTATCATCAACAAACCAGCCTACCTGTGTATTCGTTAAGGCAGAAGTATTGCCATCTATTAGCCTTTCATATTTTATATGTTCAAAGGGTACTTTTAAATCAAGTACTTCACCTCCCGCATCGTAATTATCACCCCCATTATATTCTATGGTTCCCCATTCTTGATTGAAAGCCTGTTGATGTTGTAGGGCTAGTTTAGTTCCTAGTCCATTATAACCTAAATTAACTTCTCTAAAAGGTAATGCTATGTCAACTGATTGGCTATCTTTTATTACATAAGGAGTAATGTCCCATTGAGTTGTAGAGTCATCATAGTAACTATCTAATGTTTTAACCACTACCGTTTCTCCATCGTAATAAGCTGAAAGATTAAAGAGCTTAAAAATACCTGTAAGGAAATCTATAATCTTCATCTTTGGTATCTGTTCGCTAATTATAAAGAATTGCGTTCCTGATGTTGTAAATGCTGGTATATTGTAGGTGTGGTTTTCTGACAAACTATCATCTGTAACTTCTATACTTGCTGATGTAAATGATATAGACGCTGTACTTTCAATGAAAATTTGATAACCACTATTTGAGTTGGTTAGTGAACCTGATAAGCTAATGCTCCCTCCTGATATTGCTGTTTGTTGCTGGTAAACTAGACCATCTTTTTTAAGTGTTACCTTATAAGAAACTGTAGACGTTGTGTTAAAGGTTAAAGTGTAAAGTAAAAATTCTGTGCCTGTTAAATCTTTTACATAAAAATGACCAATCCTAGATTCAAATCTTTGCATCGTAATTGGATCTAAAGGAAGGTTATCTACCCAATGCGTTAAAATGTCATCTGATTCAAAAACGTTTCCCTTTTTTCTATGCATCCACATATATAGATTATAATAGGCTTCATTAGAAGTGTTAAAGAAATCATCTGAAAATGTTATGTTATAATTTTCTTCTATTGCTTTTATTATAATATATAAACGTATAGCATACTTAAGCTCCTTGTAATATACTCCTGTTTGTCCTGAGGGATATAGGTTACCAGTTGAAGAACTTCCACTATCATAAAACAATCTCGTAGTGTGTGAAATAAGTGGTGCAACTAAAGCTTCAGAATATACTTCCCCATCTACAGTTTTTCCTATACTGTTTCTTAATCCTCTTTGAACTTCAGGGGCGTTGTATTCGTGATTAAAGTTGTTTAGCCAATCTAAAGATGATAAGGTATCTTCTCCTAGTATATCTTTTAAATCTACTGTATTTCCAAAAAAGGTAACTTTATAGGTGTGAGCCTTTCCTTTTTTTAATTCAACACCATTTAGTTTTATCTTACCTACTTTAAAAGGGTTGTTATTTAATTCTAATCTAGCTTCCTTTTTAGTTCTTGCATCATATCCTCCAATAATGTCATAATTGTAATAATGCTTGAATATCTTGTTATTGGTTTTAGAAGCTGGTAGGTTGAATGTCTTAGAGAACTCAGTAAATATCTTAGAGATGTCTTTTACGTTTTTAATGCTTTGCGTAACATTAACTGATTCATCCTTAAATAAATCTACTCTTTCACCCTCTATATATAACTGTAATGTTTGCATCTATCTTAGATCATTAATAAGATCAAAAGCATACTCTATATTTATAGTGTAATCTACTAATCTATCGTTTACGCTTGTTTTGTATGTTAGTTGATTTGTAGTAACATCCACAGGTATAATATCTGTGTTTATAGTTGCCCATACTTGTTCAGACAATAATAGCTCTTCAAAGACTTCATTCATTGCTTCGGATAAATATCCGCTGTTTAAAACCTGTGATGTCTTACCTTGATTGGTTAATATTCTTTTAGAGTGACTTGATGTACTATAAACTCCTGTACTGTTAATTAGTGATCTTTTATAATTTTCTTTTTGGCTACTTACGTTTTCTACTGATTTTTTAAAGAAATAAAGGTCTTGCAATACTCCAAATTTATTGACAAAGGTAAGCTTAACAGGAGTGTACTTAGGCTCACATACTCTTTCAATATAAACGGTATGGCTTCCTGCTGTAACACTTGTCGCTGAAGCGGAAAAAGAAACATAGCTAACTGTACCTAAGCTTTCAACTGCTACCCTGCCCGATGTGTTCTCAGGATAATATGCAGTTGTATTAGATTGTAATAATCTCCCCGATCCTATTGTAGGTGATGCACCGTCTAAAAACTTACCATATCCATCGAATCCTTTATGCGAGATGTTAATTGTTAATCCTACCTGAACGTCACTATTATCATAA